TAATTATACATGGAGTATTTCCTTTTATTTTACCGAATATGTTTTCTTCTTATATAAAAGGGGCTGATATAAGAATTAAAAAGATAGGAACATAATGGCTGTATCAGGCACATATAATTTTAATCTGGATATAGATCAGGTTATTCAAGAAGCTACCGAAATGATTGGTGGTGAGGATACACTTGGACATACCCCAGAATCTGCTAGACGTTCTATTAACCTGATGTTAAGGGATTGGCAGAATAGAGGTATCCTTCTCTGGACTACAAGTACAACGGCTGTTACAGTAGCTGCTTCTGTAGCCGACTATTCTTTAAGTAGCTCTACAATTAATGTTATGGAAGCTACAACTCGCAGAGATAATACGGATATTAAAATTACCAGAATTACTCCTGAAGAATATCTACTTATTCCAGCAAAAACTCAGACAGGAAGAGCTTCCCAGTATAGTATCAGGAGAGGGAGAGATAATCCTGTTATGTCTATATGGCCTATACCAGAAAATTCTACTGATATTCTCAGGATGGAAATTGTAAGTGAAGTTGAGGATGTGGATAAGTCTGCTATACAGAATGCAGATACTCCTAAAAGATTTCTACCTGCACTTACTTGTGGTCTGTCTTACTACTTATCTATGAAAAGACCACTTGTACCAGATACTAAAATTGCAATGTTAAAGGCAAACTATGAGGAGATATTAGGAAGGGCAATGGAAGAAGACAGAGAAAGAGCTAGTATTTATCTTCTGCCCAGACTAACATTTTATAATTAGATATGGCAACACAACGAAGAGCATTAGCAATGTGTGATACATGTGGATTTGTTTATCCGCATAGAGTCATGAGATTGAATAGTTATGGAATGCTGGTATGCCCTCAAGACTTTGAAGGACAATATGATTTAAAGAATAATCCTCAGAATAAAGTACCAAGAGTAAGGGATAATCCTGCTATTAGAAATCCAAGACCTGATACAGGAGGAAGAGGTATAACATGGGATGAAACAGCTACATGGATAACTGTTAATCCTACAACCTTAGCAGAAACAACACATACAACCAAGTATGATGATGCTAATAAAAGTTGGGATGGAATATGACAGACTTAACAGGCAAATTAATATCAGGTACTTATAAACAGTTACTGCAAATTAATGCAAGTACTACCAATAGTGGAATAACATCTTCTATTACGAATGTTCAGACCGGAGATGGAACTAATTCTGCTCTTCAAATAGGCACTGGAGGTGTAAAGGTAGCAGGAAATTTTGGAGTTTCTGGTAATGTCAGTGTTACGGATAAGGTTTGTGCGAGTGCCTTTTACGGAGATGGTTCTAATTTAACTGGTATTACAGCTACAATAGCTGGTAATATATCAGTTAGTAATGTTATAGTTGGTGGAACTTTATCTGTAGTAGGGACTGCTGTATTTAAATCCAGTGTTACAGTAAGTGGTGCTGTTAATCTGGGAAGTACATTGACTGTGGCAGGAGCTACTTCTCTTGCCTCTACATTAGCTGTGGCTGGTAATACTTCCATTGGAGGGACATTCACAGGAACCGGAAATGCAGTTTTTGATGCAGATGTATCTGTTAGTGGAGAACTAAATGTAAATGAGAATGTTTCAGTAGGAGGTACATTTGTAGCTACAGGAACAGGAACTTTCAATTCCAAGACAGAATTTAATGATGCTGTCTCTATAAGTGGAAATCTGGATGTAGCTTCAGCAGCTTCTGTAGGAAGTACTCTCAAGGTAACAGGAGTTGCAAGCTTTCTAACAGATGTGTCTATCAGTGGTAATACTAATGTTGTTGGAAATGTAACGGCTGCTTACTTTTATGGAGATGGTTCTAATCTTACTAATGTAGAAGCAGAATTAGGTGTTACTACAAATATTTCTGTATCTGGTTTTATACATGCAGGAGGAAGTGTTTCTGTATCTGGTCCTTTCAATGTTATAGGAGCAGCTACATTTCAGGATAATGTTTCAGTAAGTGGTAATGTAAATATTACAGGAACAGCTACAATTGCTGGGGCTGCTTCAATAGGAGGTGCTGTAAGTATAGGAGGTGCTGTAAATCTACTAAGTACAGTTACAGTATCTGGTGCTACAGGATTTTTAGGAACAGTCAGAGTAAGTGGAGCTACTTCTCTTGCTTCTACTCTAGACGTAGCTGGTAATACCTCTATTGGAGGGACAGCACAAATAACAGGCAATGCCAATTTTGATGGAGATGTCTCAGTAAGTGGAGATGTGTCAATTGGAACAAATCTATATGTTGGTGGAACTGTTACAATAGTTGGTAATACTACTATGACAGCCAATTTAGGTGTAGGTGGTACTTTCGGTGTTGTAGGGAATGTAAGTCTGGGAGCTAATGTAACGGTTAAAGGAGATGTTCATGTAAGCAGTAAGGTATGTGCTTCTGCTTTCTATGGAGATGGAGCTAATTTAACAAATGTTCCTGTAGATATTACCGGGAATATCTCTGTTGGTAATGCAACTGTAGGTGGAAATCTCTTTGTAGGAGGTACAGTTACTGCTGTTGGTGCTGCTTTATTTAATAGTACTGTAACTGTTTCAGGTAATGCTACATTTAAAACAGATATATCTGTAAGCGGAAATACCAGACTTGGAGGGACTGTAACTGTTGGAGGAGCAGTTAGTCTTGCATCTACTCTAAGTGTAGGAGGAGCAGCTAATTTTGCAAGTACTGTAACAGTTGTTGGTATTGGTACATTTAAAGATGATGTTTCAGTAAGTGGTAATACTAATTTATTAGGAACAGTTACTGTGGGAGGTGCTGTAAGTCTTGCATCTACTCTAAGTGTAGGAGGTGTAACTAATTTTGCTGATACAGTAACCATAGGAGGAGCCGTTAGTATTGCAGGAGCTTTAAGTGTTGGAGGAGCAGCTAATTTTGCTTCTACTGTTACTGTAGTAGGAGCAGGAACATTTAAAGATGATGTATCTGTAAGTGGTAATACTAATTTATTAGGAACAGTTACAGTAGGTGGTGCAGTTAGTTTGGCTTCTACTCTTAGTGTAGGAGGTGTAGCTAATTTTGCTGATACAGTAACTATAGGAGGAGCCGTTAGTATTGCTGGAGCTTTAAGTGTAGGAGGTGCGGTTAATTTACTTAGTACTGCTACGGTTTCAGGTGCTGCTGGTTTTCTTACTACAGTAAGAGTAAGTGGTATTACTTCTCTGGAAGGTAATGTAGTTATGAAAGGAACAGCTACTGTTAGTGGAACTGCTGGATTTTTAGGACAAATTGCTTTAGCTGGTTCTGCTGCTGCTTCTGTCCATGCTACAGCAATTAATGGAATTACATCGGTATCTTTTGGATTTGGATCTGCACAGAATTTTCGGACTACTGTTACTGCTGCCCATACATTGGCTAGACCTACAGGTGCTAGAGTAGGACAAACAGGAAGTATCTTTTTTGCACAATCAGGAGGAAGTGGAACAATATCTTATAATGCTTGTTGGAAATTTCCTGCTGCTGAAGATCCAACTTTTTCTACATCTAATGGAGCAGTAGATAGGCTTGATTATATTGTTCTTTCGGTATCAAGTGATAATACTGGTGAAAGTATACAAGCAATCTTAACACAGGAGTATGGCTAAAAATGTTTCAAAATAATTTATTAATGGCGGCTGGTAAGGCTCCAGCAGTTGTAACATCAGCTTTCACGGCAAATGATGCAACTGCCACAGATCTTGGATCTTATACTTTTTCGTCACAAGCACTTGGTACGGCAGCAGCGGACAGGATTATTGTTGTAGGTGTTCAGACACACGACTACTCAAATTCTTTTGTCAGTGGAACTGTGGCAGGACAAACCCTGTCCCAAATTGCGACCTCTGGTGCTGGAAATCACACACTTTTCTTGCTGCAAGCCTCTGTTGCTTCAGGTACGTCAGGGGATATTTTTGTCGATTGGTCAAGTACATCTACAAATAGTTTCATAGGTGTGTGGGCACTGTACGGAGCCAATTCGACAGTTTCTGATACGGCAGTTGGGACGAATGATGCAAACCCTGCAACCGCTAATATCGACTGTCCCGCTGGCGGGACTATCATTGGAATGGTTAGACACTACGGCAGCCCATCTCACCAGCACACACATACGTGGACAAATCTAACTGAGGATTTTGATGTCTATCAGGAGTACGCTTCGGTATCAGGGGCGCATGATAATTTTACAGCAGCACAGAGTGGTTTAACTATCAGCGCCCAGAAAAGTGGGGGAGGTACTCATCAATCTCGTTTCTGCCTCGCCTCGTATGGCCCAGCCTAAGGAAATAGGAGAATATAAATGGTAATGTTTAAGTATAAAGATAAAGAAATATTTCCGGGTAAAGGATGGAAAGATGATGAAGGAGTCAGACATCCAAGAAATTGGAATATTTGGTCTAGTACTGAAAAAAAAGAAAGAGGAGTAGTAGAAATAATTCCTGATACTCCTCCTGATTCTAGATTATATGATTGGTCTAGGGACGGTGATGGAAAAATAACTTCTACTGCTAAAGATTTAGCTATTGTTAAAACAGACCTAAAAAAAGGGATTCAGTCTCTACAATTTTCTGAATTATGCGGAAGTGATTGGGCATACATACGACATTACGATACTGGAACAGATGTTCCTGCTAATATTGAAACATGGCGCAATGCTATACGTGCCAAAGCTACAGAAATGGAAGATGCTTTAGCTGCTTGTTCTAGTGTTGAAGATATAGCTAAACTTTGGCTTGTTATAGATGAAGATGGTAATAAGTCTGGAATACTTTATGATTGGCCTGAACTGGAGGAATAATGTTTAAAAAAATATTAATAATAAATGTCTTACTTTTTTTTATTTCTGGGTCTGCCTATGCTCAAGCACAGAAATCTGAATTAGTTTTAGGAACTATAATGACATCTCTGCAAGGGCATTGCGCTCCATCAGTAGAAATGTTGAAAGTATTTAAAAATGAACAAATAGTATTTACAGGAGTTGTAGATCAGGGTAATATATTTAAAGTAT